ACGCTCACTCTCCACGCGCGACGAAACAGCTTCACGCGGTGTCTCCTGGCTCGATGTACATGAGCGAGTGGCGCACCCCGAGGTCAGCGAATCCGGGGTCGATCGCTGGCGTTTGCGTGTCGAGCACGAGCAGCTCGCCGGGCGGACGTAGTCCCTCCGTTCGACCACCGAGGAGAGGCCACGAGACCACGAGCTTGAGCCCGGTGATGATCGCGTCGCCGTTCGGCTGGTAGAGCCCGAGCGTCCAGTGACCGTCGCGCTGGTTCCAATCGAAGCGCAGGACGTAGTCGCGTCCGCTCAGCGTCGTGCGCTGCTCGACGTGCGACTCGCCCGCGAAGGTCGTCGGGATCTCGATCATCGAAGCACTCCCAGTCGCTGCGCGAGCTGCACCGCGAGCGAGCGCCGCTGGTTGCTCGGCGTCTGCCCAGCCTGTCCGCCGCGGTTCGCTCGGTTGCGCCCGCGCCGCTCAGCGGGCTCGGGCACGGTGACGGTCTGCGTCTCGACGAGGCGCGGCTGCACGAGCTCGAGCACGATCGGCAGCACCGACCCCGTCGAGGCGTCGCGGTCGACCTTGAAGCGCCGCACGATCATCTGCTGGTACGTGCGGAGCGAGGTCACCACGTCGACGAGCGGCGCGCTGTCGATCATCCACGACAGCACCTCGTCGCAATCACGCACGCGATCGAACGGCGAGGGGAATTGCAGGACGTTCGCGCCGCCGCTCGACAGTCTCTGGTAGCGCCCGCGCGTCACGCCGCCTTCTGTCACAGGTGTGTTGCTGATCCACCCTTCGAGGGTGAGGGTGTTCTGGTTCGCGCGGACGTGGTCGGTGATCGACGCGCCCACCTCGACGGCGCGCTCGGTCACGGTCGAGCTCTTCTCGTGCCCCTGGCGCTCGCAGACGTCGAGCTCGAGCTGCTCGAGCTGTCCCGGCGCGCGCTCGTAAACGAGGATCGTGGACGCCATCAGCCAGCCTCCCGCGTGAGAGCACCCTGCGCCGCGCGCAACCCCGCGTTCTGCGTCTCGCGCTGCCGACGATCAACCTCACGCGCGACCGCAGCGGGATCACCCGCGCCGCTCACGTTGATCGTCGTGTGATTCTGCTGCTGCACGTTCGTCGTGCGCGCGGCCGCCGGCGCGCGCGTGGTCGCTGCCTGCGTCCCCGGCGTGCTCGGTCGCTGCGGCGCTCCCCCCGGCAGGTTGTACGCCATGCGGATGTTCGATCCGATCTCGCCGAAGATGTTCGAGAGCGCGGACATCCCTGGGATGCGCATCAGCGCCTGTCCCACGCTGCGGAAGAACGACGTGAACGATCGCCAGATTCCCGCGAACATCCCGTCGCCCACGGTGCTGAACCAGCGGTCGATCGAGGTGAAGAGGTCGCCGAACCAACGCTGCGCGTACGTCAGGTTGTCGCCGAGCTCGCGCCACACCCGCGAGCCCCACGTCACGACCTCCGAGAGGATGAACTTCAGCGCCTCCCAGCCTTCGGCGAGGCCGCGCACGATGCCCGCCGTTGCTCCGACACCGAGCATCCCGTCGATGAATCGCCGCGTCGCGCTGTCCCCGCCGTTCACGGTCGTGATCAAGTCGTCGAGCACGAGGATGATCGCGGCGACGATGAGCGCCATCTTCGCGAGAGGGATGAGCACGGGCGCCCATGCGATCAGCACTTTGATCGCGACCGCAGCGGCGATCGCTCCGAGCACGAGCAGCGCGGCTTTCGCTGCCTCGCTCTGCCGGAGCATTCCGCCGATGGTCACCATCCACTCGCGTGTCTTCTGCGCGACACCCGTGAGGATCGGGAGGAGCGCCGTCGCGAGTGTCGCGCGTAGTCCGTCCTGCGCGACACGCAAGCGATTCATCTCGTCGCCGTACGCGCCCGCTGCCTCGATCGACTCCTGATCGAGCGCTCCACCGAGCTGCCCGAACTCCGCGGTGAGCGCAGACAACCCGCCTTCGCCGCTCTTGAGGATCGTGAGCAACCTGCGACCGCCTTCGCCGAACGCCTGCTGCGCGAGCGACGCCCGGCGCGCGGGATCCTCGATTCCATCGAGCGCCTCCGCCATGTCCATCGCGACGTCCAGCAGCGGGCGTGTCGTGCCGTCCGCCTCTTTGACGCTCACCCCGAGCGCGCGGAACGCGTCCGCCTGCGCCTTCGAGCCCTGCGCGGCCGCCGCGATGTTGCGATTGAGCGTCGCCCACGACGCTGTCGCTTGCTCGGCGTTGAGCCCGCCCTGCGTCGCAGCGTACCCAAGCGCCTGAAACTCCCCAGCCGTCAGGCCGAGCGTCTGCGACGCGTCGTCGATTCGTCCCGCGTCCTCTTCGAACTGGTCCGCGAACTCACGAACGCGCTGCACGAACTCGTTCGCCGCGAGGAGCTGCCCGAACTCTTTGAGCCGATCGATCGCACCGCCAATCGACTGCACGCCCTTCGAGAGCTCTTCGTCGTCGAACTCGATCCCGAATCGAGCAGCGATTTCCCTGAGTGCTCCGCCTTCGCTCATCTATCTCTCTCCCAGGCTTCCGCCTCTGCGTCTTGGAGCGCGTCGAGGACGTCGTGCGCGTCGTAGAGATCAGCGAGGGACCAGCGCGTCGCGATCGTGTCGAGCGAGTCGTGGTAGCGGCCAGACACAGCGACGCGGTGCAGGGCCCACTCGATCTCGTCGGGCAGCTCGAACGTGATCACCCCGCGGCGCGAGGAGCTCGAGCGCCGACGCTGGCGCCGAGCCCTTTGACCAAAGGGCCGAAGTTCACCTCCAGGCTGAACCTCATCCACTCCCACCACGCGTCGAGCGCGCCCTGAAAGTGCGCGTCGAACTGCTTGGAGAGCTGCGGCCGCGCGTCGCCGTCGACGATCGTGGTGCACTCGCTGAACGCGCGATTGACGAACGCGAGGTCCTCGTCGGTGAGCCCGTCGAAGAGCTGCTCGAGCGCCCCACCGAGTGAGCTCAGCGACTCGGCCTTGGCGTCGAGCGAGCCGAGCTTGGTGAGCGCGGGCGCGACTGCCTTGCCGAGCCTGCGCGCGACCTGCAGCGCCTTGCTCGCGGGCAGCGGCGTCACTTCGTACTCGTGCTCACCGCAGCGTTTCGTTTGGGCTTGAAGCTCGCGCATGGATCAGACCCCCACCGATGCAGAGCCGCCGACGGTGAACTCCGACACGATCAGGCGGAGCTTCCATTCGCAGGTGCCGGCCTCGCGACCGCGCGATACCTCGGGCAGCTTCGTGATGAAGCACTGCCCGCGGATCACGGTGCGCCCGAACTGGTCGCGCAGCAGAAACTGCCCGACGCCGGCGCCGTTCGGCGCGGCTTGATCCGCAGCGTAGATCTGCGCGAGCAGGTCGTTGCCGTCGGACGTTTGCATCAAGAACACGCTCGCGTCCGCGCGGGGATCGTTCGTCTTCGAGCGCGTGACCTCGCCGTCGGTGCCGGCCTTGTCGGACCACGCGTCGCTCGCCATCGCGACCTTCACGAAATCCCCGTCCGCGAATCCGCTGTTGATCACACGGCCCGCGATCGAGAGCGAAACCTCGTTGGCGTTGAACGTTTTCAAACCCATTGTCTTGCTCCTTCGATCACGGTGTGACGGTGCCGTTGACGGTCACGAGGTGGATCGCGCCAGCGAGGCGCGCACTCCACTGCACGTTGCTCAGCGTGCGGTTGTTCTTGTCGGCGGTGCTCACGCTGCCGATCTTCGGCACGAGAACGCTCTGCGTCCCGTTGTCGAGCAGCTGCACCGCAGGGCTCGCGGCGACGTCGAGCACTCCGCGAACGGCCTCGCAGATCGTGTCGATCCCCGCCTGGGTGTACGGCACCTTCGGGGTCGCGAGCTGGACGCCGAACACGCGCTCGCGCAGCCTCGCTCGCAGCCAGTCGAGCCCGCGCACGACGTCTGCCCATTCGCCGCCCGCGACCTTCCCGCCCACGGTCACGTTCACGCCGGCGTTGGTCTCGTAGATCGTCGCCGCCTTCGCCAGCGCGTTGGTCCGCTCGGTCGACGTGAGCGCGCGGTACACCGCGACGCCCGCGACGGTTTTGTACGCCCACGTGTCGCTCCCTGGCTGCGCGGTGAAGCGCTGCGCCATGAGGCCGACGGCGATCCACTGCGCGCAGATCGACGGGTGAAAGATCGGCACCGTGCGCCCGTACGCGCTCGCTTGGAGCGTGCCGAAGACGTCCGTCGTCGGCGCCGCGAGCACGTCGCTGTCGCCGCTCTGCGCGACGAACAGCTTGCCGTTGGACTCGGCCCACGCGGCCGCGGCGAGCACCTCGGCCTTGCCGTTGCTGTCAAGCGCGAGCCCGTACCAGTCGGGGTCCGCAGCGTTGATCGCTGTGAGGTCCGCAGCGATCCCCGGGTCCGCGGTGAGGTCCTGCACCGTGAGCTCGGGTGACCAGCTCTCGATCGACACCAGCGCGTTCGCGGTCTGCGGCGTGACGGTGATGTTCGCGCCCGAGCTCGAGGCCGTCACGGTCGCGAGCGCATCGATGAGCGCAGCGATCGCCGTCGCGATCGTCGTGGTCGTCGCGGCCGCGAGCACGGTGTACGTGAGCGCGGTGCCCTCGACGGTGAGTCGATAGACGAATCCCTGCGTGGTCACCGTCGGCGTGATGTGGATCGACTGCGACGGCGCCGACGCTCGGCGACCGACCTTGATTCGCTCGGGGCGCGGGTTCTGTGAGAACGCCACGGCCGCAGCCTTGTAGATCGGGTCGGTCACCGCGAAGCTGTCGGCGACGAGCCCCGCGAGACTCGTGTAGCTCCGCACGCGGTCGACGTACTTCGTGTGGTAGCCCGCGAGCATGAGCACGCCGAACCCTTCCTGGGTGGGGGTCCTGGTCTCTGCGGTGATGTTGACGACGACGAGATCGGAGAGCGCCATGGAAACCTCTCAGGGCAACGGGGGAACGGTCTCGCTCGGCACGAGATCCGGATCGACGTTCACGCCCGCGGGATTGCGAACGTTGGTGGGCACGAGCTCGGTGTGCTCGATCGTCGAGCCAGCGCCATCGGTGTCCGCGTACGAGCTCGCCGCGTTGAGTCGGAGCTCGACGAGCCAGCGCTGAACCATGCGCTGATCGGCAGCGTAGTCCGCGCGCTGCGCGGTGCCGATCGAGGCGAGCGCCAGGCCCATCGCGGCGAGGCCTTCGAGCGCACGAGGCGAGCGAGCACGCACCCGCAATGTCTCGATCGCCGAGCGCGCGGACGGCTGCGTTTGCGTGACGGGCGACTCAGCCGCGATCTGCAGCACGAGCACCTGGTGGTCCGTCGTCGTGGGCACGTAGTGCGATCCCGAGGGCGCACCGACGCTCTCCGCATACGTCGTCTCAGCAACGCCCTGCGACGTCGCGGAGACCCACGCCAACAGCCCGAACGTCGCCTGTGCGAACGGGCGCGGTGCGTTCTCCCACAGGACCTGTGCGAGACCGCTGTGCGTCTTCGTCCACTCGACGAGTGCGAGCTCGAGCGCGGCATAGTCGATCACGTCTCGACCTCCCAGGTGATCGAAGAGCGGAGCTGGCCCGTGTCGACGAGTGGCTTGCTGCTGCCCTTGCGCGCGATCGTGCGAGCGTTGAGCGGCGGGTTGATCCCGCGCGCGATTCGCTGTTGGATCTTCGCCGCGACGCGCGCCCCGAGCTGATCGAGGCCCACGCGCAGCGAGAGCTTGCCCGAGATCACGGCGACCGCGATCTTGTGCTGGTCCGCGCGGATCTCTGCGTTCTGCTCGTCGACGGTGCCGCGGAGGAACGAGCGCGCGGGGATGCCAGCGGCAGGCGCGCCGAACTCGTGGATCGTCGCGACCTCGATCACGGTCATCGTGCTACTCGAGCCGTCGTCGGTGCTCTTCGCTTCCGCGCCGCGATCTTCGAGCACGCCCACGCGAACGGCCGCTTTCGAGAGCTTGCCGACGCGCTCGATGAGCGCCCGCAGTCCGTGGTCTCGGTCGGTGATCGATGCGCTCATGGCAGCTGCCCCACGGCCCAACCACCGCCCGCGCAGGCGCGCTGGATGCCGGCGTAGGCCTCTCCGTACGTGGTGCTTCCGTCCTTCGCCACGAGGCGTGCGTTTTGACCAAACGGCGAGATCGCGAGCCGATGGGCCGCGAAGTACTGCACCGCTTCGTCGAAGCGCACGCCGAACACCCTCTCGTCGAGCGCGAGCACGGCTTCGTCGAGCTTCGCCTGGACCAACGCAGCGTCGGCCACTTCGAACTCGGGAAACGCCGCGCGAAACGACGCGAGGGTGACGGCCATTACTCAGCCCTTGCCCTTCTTGGCAGGAGCTTCCGGCGTGCCCGTGGGCTCAGCCGCGGGCGCGCTCTCGGCCTTCGCCGCGAGCTGCGCTTCGAGCTCGGCGACGCGAGCCGCGAGCGTTCTGCCCGCGTCGTGCGCCTTCGCGAGCTCGCTCGCGTTGGTCTCTGCCACCGCCGCGAGCTGCTTGTTCTGCGCTTCGAGCTCGGCGACGCGCGATCGCGCTTCGATCGTCTCGCCGTTGAACTTCAGCGCGTTCGCGTTCGCGTCGGCGACGTGCGCGCGCAGGTTCTCGTTCTCGCGCCGAAGATCCTCGAAGCTCAGGCGAGCGTGCTCCATCTGCGCGCGCATCTCGTCGAGCGTGGGCTCGCGCTCCGGCCCGGAGATCGTGTTCGCGTCGACGAGCAAGCCCGCCTCGATGAACACCTTGATCCCGGCGTTGTCGGTGTCGACCTCGCCAGTCTCTCCGGGCTCGATGCCCGCGACGTTCGCCTTGTGTCGATTGAAGACGCGCATGGCTCAGAGCCCGTCCCGGTAGATCAGCCCCCCCGGACGACGCACGACCGAGC